ACAGAGCGAGTGGTTATTCCCAAAGGCCGGTGATCCGAGCCAGCATATAGAGATATCAACATTGAATAGCTGGGCAAATACTTTCAGCAGAATAACTGGCAGAGATTGGTATGCACATTCTTTGCGACATTTTTTTGTTTCCGCCCTGTCGAGAGCGGGTATTCCGGACAGCATAGTCGTCCAGATCATTGGCTGGAGTTCGTCTGAAATGTTTAAAATCTACGATGACAATCCTAAGGATGATCGGATTGCCATGTATTTCAGCAATGGTGATATCGATACATCCAAGGTAAAAACAATGGAGAATATATAGGAGAGAAAGGGAAAAATATGAAACGAAATGATATTATTGAGCGCCTTGCTCAGAAGGGCTATACAAAAAAGAGTGCTAACTTAATTATTGATGACGTTATAAGCGTTATCTCCGAAGCGTTGGTCGAAGGCGAGAGCGTACAATTTCATGGCTTCGGAACATTCTATGTCAAAGATGTTGCTCCGCGAGAGACAAATGACCTGCAGAGCAAGCAGCGGATAACCATTCCCGGCCATAAGGCGCCAAAGTTTACTCCCGGTGAGCCTTTGAAGCGCTGGGTCAGGGAAGGAATAATCCGCGAGTAAGCATGCCAAAGATTAGTAAGGCAAGCAGAATTACACCTGGAACAAGCACTAAGCCAGGAAGTCCTCCACCAGAGAAGGATAAGCTTGATAAATACATATGCACCAGATGCGGGAAGATATACGTAAGGCAAAAGAGTAACTTCCCGGCGTCGCAAAGTTCATTATACAATGGTGGCGGCGGATACCTGACCGTTTGCTACCATTGTATGGACAATCTGTTCGACCACTATAAGCAGGTTCTTGGCAGCGGCGAGGCTGCGATGGAAAGACTTTGCATGAAGTTTGACATATACTGGAACCCTGATCTATATGGTATGATCAATAAAATCAATTCAAGCGCATCGAGGGTTAAATCATATGTGAGCAAAACATTCCTGATGAAATATCTCGGGAAAACATATGACGATACCATGGATGAACAGAGCATGCAGAATCTGCCTATTCAGGTTGTCACAAATGAAGATGGAGAAGAAGAGAGCGTTGATATCATTGGTACACGTTCTGATGTGAACACAGATTCGGTTCTGTTTTGGGGCAGCGGATTTGACGCTGAATCGTACAAGGAACTGGATATGAAATTTGAAAGGTGGACAAAGGACCTGCCAAAGCCTTTGCCGATAGTGGATGAATCGCTATATAAGCAGATATGTATCCAGGAGCTACAGATCAATCGTAATATAGCGGCCGGCAAAGATGTCGAAAAGGGTCAAAATGCGCTGAATAGTTTGCTTGGCAGCTTAAAACTAAAGCCGAGCCAAAAGAGAGACGATGACAGCGTAGAGTTGGACATTGCACCGCTTGGCGTTTGGACAAAGCGCTGGGAAGAAAAGCGGCCAATCCCAGAAGACGACCCTGACATGGAAGATGTGCACGGACTGAAAAAATACATAAGCGTATGGTTGTATGGGCATCTCGGCAAAGCGCTTGGCCTTAAGAATACCTATTCACAGTTGTACGAGCAAGAGATGGACAAGTACAGGGTGGAGAAGCCAGAGTTTGAGGATGAAGAAGACGATGTGATAATCACAGAGATGTTTGGTGATTCTGGCGGTGATTCGCCTTGACGAGATATCAGAAAATCATGGAGGGTGCTGCGCAATATACGGCGTTCTATAGAAAGAACCCGCACTTATTTGCGCAGCACTATTTGCATTTGCGGTTAAAACTGTTTCAAAAGATACTGTTGATCATGATGAACTTCTGTATAACTACAGTGTTTATCGGAGCGAGGGGTATCGGTAAGACGTTTCTAACCGCCATATTCTGCTGCATTCGGTGCATACTTTGGCCTGGTACGAAGATTTGTATTGCGTCTGGAACAAGAGGCCAAGCGCAGAATGTACTGGAAAAAATACTACTCGAACTCAAGCCTAATTCACCTGAGTTGGCCGCAGAGATCGATGACAAGTTGACAAGATTAAACGGAACTCAGGCGCAGATCGTTTTTAAGAATGGATCGTATTTAAAGGTTGTGACTGCCGGGGATTCGGCTCGTGGCAACCGCGCCAACATCTTAATCATAGATGAGTTCAGACTGGTCATGCCTGAAGTCATTGATACTGTACTAAAGAAATTCTTGACACAGCGAAGGATGCCCCCGTATTCTGAATTGACGGATAAGGAAAGAAATGCTGAATATGCGAAGGAAAAGAACAAGACCATATTTGGTAGTTCTGCATATTTTGCTGACAACTGGTCATACACAAAATGTATTGACACATTGAAGGGTATGGTGACGCCGGGCAGGCGCGATTTTGTTTGCAGCTTGCCATATGAGCTTTCGATCAAGGAAGGTCTGCTTGATCCAGAGGTTGTCGAATCCGATATGCTGGATTCCAATTTTTCAGAGATCAAGCATTTGATGGAGTATGAGTCATGTTTTTACAACAGCTCTGATGATGCTTTCTTTGAATTCAATTCTGTTTCCAAGAACAGGCATATCAATTATCCTATGCTTCCATCAAAATTGGCGAGCAAGATAAAGTTGGATTCAAGCGTAAGAATCCAATCGAAGATTCCCGGAGAGCGCAGATTGCTATCTGCGGATATTGCGCTGATGGCGAGTACAAAGCACAGGAATGACGCAACAGCTATACATATAACGCGACTGATTCCAACAAAGGCCGGTAGATACACAATCAACCTTGTGTATTCAGAAACAAACGAGGGGCTCAGGACAGAGGAACAAGCGTTACAGATCAGGAGACTATACGAGGAGTTTGAATGTGACTATATCGTATTGGACGCAAAGAATATTGGCTTGTCTGTGCTGGATTGCCTGTCCAACGATATCAGCGATCCGGAAACCGGAGAAATATTTCCGGCGTTAACAACGTGTAACAACCAGGATTTGGCAGCACGTTGCGTGGTAAAGGGCGCAGCCAAGGCAATATGGGCGATTATGGGTAATGCAAAATTCAATTCAGATGTTGCGCTTATGCTTCGCGAAGGCTTTAAATCAGGACGCATTCGCCTGCTTATCAATGAATACGAGGGCGAAGACGCCATGAACAAAATAAAGGGGTTTACATCATTGAGCGTTGAAGAGCGCACTCAGCTGATGATGCCGTATATCAACACAACACTGCTCATTAATGAGCTTGTCAACCTCAAACACGAAGAAGCAAACGGTCTTGTGAGACTGTATGAAAAGAGCGGAATGAGGAAGGACAGGTATTCGAGCCTAAGCTATAACTATTACGTGGCTCTTCAGCTTGAAAAGGAAATGCGCAGGAATAATGTCAGGGGCACCATTGATACTGGCAATGAGCAGTTTTTGTTTAGAGCACCAAAAATAAAGGAGAGGCGGTGAGACCCGCACGATGAGGAAGATAGTCGAACTCAATGAGAGCGTCGATACTACGAACGGTACACCGCAAAATTATGATGAAGTGATTCGCCTGCCGGAGAGATTCGCGGTTATTAACAGGATGATAATGCGCGATCTAAATGGCAAGAACAGTGCGCCATCGTTTTATCTATACTCTCGCGATGAAATTGCAAAATACCTTAAAGATCCTTACAGGTATGAGAAGCAGCTGAGAAACGCTGTGATCTATTTATATGGTGCAAGCGCACACTTCAGGAGACTGATACAATATTTTGTAGCACTTTCTGATCTGGCCTATGTAATAGAGCCATATAAAACGGATACATCAACCGCAAAGCCACAGACGACAAGGAGAAACTTCAGACGGGTTTTAAACCTCATGGCATCCATGGATGTGAAAAACCAATTCGAGAAGATACTTGATGTTTGTTTCAGGGAAGATGTGTTCTATGGTACAATCCGGGAAACGTCTGACAGCACAATCATCCAACAGCTTCCATCGGACTATTGTGCGATATCTGTTGTAGAAGACAATGTGCTCAATGTAACATTTGACTTTATGTATTTCCAGACAAATCAGGAGTATTTAAAGTTGTATCCGGAAGAGTTTCAGCAGAAGTATAAGCTATTTGAAAAGGATCGTACCAATATGCGCTGGCAAGAGTTGAGTGCGCCTAACTCGTTTGCTATCAAATGCAATAAGGATATCCTTAATTATGCGATGCCTCCATTTGCCGGAATACTGAGGGAGATCTATGACCTTGAAGATTATAAATCTCTGCGCATGACAAAGGAAGAGATCGAAAACTACGCTCTGCTCGTCATGCAATTGGGGCTGGATGATGAAGGCAATTGGCAGATGGATTATGACAAGGCGAAAAAATTCTACAACAACCTGGCAGATGTCCTGCCTGAGGAAATAGGCGCAGTGCTGTCACCCATGCCGATTAACAAGATCAGTTTTGAAAGAACGCATCCTGGAGCGGTTGATACAATTGCGGAGGCCGAACAGAATTTGTTCACGGCAGCCGGCGTATCCAGTTTGCTGTTCAATAACGCGAAGGCTTCATCCAACGCGCTGCTTTTGTCAATCAAAGCCGACCAAGCCATGACATACAGCGTCGTTAAAAGCATTGAGTGCATGGTAAACAGGTTTATTCACAGGCATGGGTATGGAAAGTATTTTAAGGTTACATTTCTCGACTGTTCAATATTCACACGCAAAGAAGTTGGAGATGCATACCTAAAGGCTGCCACATACGGGTTGCCAACATTGAGTTATTATGCTGCATCACAGGGTCTATCTCAGGACGCATTGGATGGTATGAACTATCTTGAGGATACAGTGCTTGGCTTGAAATCAAGACTGGTTCCATTAAAGAATTCAGCGACTATGAGTTCATCCGATAGCGATCAGGAAAACGAGGTAGGCAGGCCAACAGCGGATATTGGCGACTTAACTGACTCTGGTGAGCAGTCTCAGGAAAGGGATGAAGATTGATGTTCATCTATGTAATGGACTTGGAATCAAAGGCGCTACTGGAAAAGCATGGGTACAAGCTCATCAAGGGAAATGACTCACTTGGAGTGTGGTGTTTTGAGAATAAACATGATTATGAGTTTGAGATAAAGTGCCCATGCGTGATTTCCGATATTCTGACTTTTTAGCGGGGCGATGAATTATGAGTGATATGCGATTCTGGTATCCCGCATCAATCACGCAGATCACTTCAATCAATGATTCATTTGATTCGTGTATGTTGAGCGTGTGTTATGCGGGTAGAAACAGAAATCAATCCAACATTTCGAAAGAGGCAATTGAAAAGGCAATTCCGACAATGGCATATTGCCCATTGGTTGCCAACTATAGTGTTGAATCCGACGAAATAGGCGGTCACGATGTTGACTTTGTAGAAACCGATGCGGGAATAAAAATGGTTAATCTCACAGACGCGATTGGTGTAATACCAGAGAACCCGCAATGGTGCTGGGTAACCAAGACGGACAAGGATGGTGTTGACCGCGACTATCTATGTACGCCGGCCATTATATGGAAGAGGACGCCTGTATATGAAAAGCTGAAAAGGGAAGGCGTAACCGGACAGTCCATGGAGATCAGCGTGAAGGACGGGAGGATTGTAGATGGGCTGTATGACATTTACGACTTCGAGTTTACCGCATTCTGCCTGCTTGGCGATAATGTCGAGCCGTGCTTTGAAGGTGCGCAGGTAGAGATGTTCAGTATGAGCAATCTGTCGGAGCGCCTGAAAGAAATGATGGATGATTTCAAATTGAATTATTCAAAGGTCATAGCCGCTTCGGCGGATGACGATAAAACGCCAAGTGGCGAAGAAAGTAATATGAAAGGAGGGGAAAGCTCCTTGAATTATGTTGAGGAACTTCTGCAGAAATATGGGTTAAATGCTGATGACATTAATTTTGAAATCGGCGATATGTCAAGAGAAGAGCTTGATGGTAAGTTTGCAGAGTTGCATGAAGCTAAATTCGGTGACGATGGAGAAAACACCGGAGGTGATAATTCCGAAGAACAGACCGATACCCAGAGCGGTGACGGCCAGGACGACGCAGGGCAGCAAGATGTCGATCAGGGCGAAGGTGGTCAAGAAGGTGGAGGCCAGGATGATGATGACACCGAGGAAGAGGACGCCCAAGAAGACGACTCCGATGATGCGCCTGCCGGCCAGAGGAAACAGTACCAGCTTACCGGAGGGCAGCTGCTGAGCGGCATTATAGATGCGCTGCATGAAGTAATGTTCACCGATGAATGGGGTGAGTGGGCGAGGTATTGCTACGCCGATTATGACCCGGCTATCAACGAAGTGTATGCTTATGATAATGAAGACTGGAATCTATATGGATTTAAGTATTCAATGAATGGCGATAATGTAGTAATCGACTTTGACAGCAAGACGCGCAAGAGGATTGCGTTTGTTGATTTTGATAATGGAACCGCACAATTCAGCTATAAGCATCTACTTGACAGCGCTAATGCGAAATTTGATGCTCTGGCAAATGAAGTTGCTGGATTGCGAGAGTTTAAACGCAAGACAGAGTCTGCCGCAAGGAACGCAAAGATCGAGGAAGTATTCTCCAAGTTTGTTGATCTGTGTGAGGATCAGAGGTTTATCGATCTAAAGAATAACTGCGACGATATGAGTGTCGAAGACATTGAGGACAAGTGTTTCGCAATACGCGGCAGAAACGCACAGGTCAAGTTTTCACAGAATACACCTGCGATACGCCTGCCGGTTGAAGGCAGGAAGCCAGATACGGCAGATACGAACGAACCGTATAACGGTGTGTTTGTAGAGTTTGGCTTCGATAAAAAATAAAAATGGAGGGAAAAAGAAATGGCTGAAAAATATGCTGTCGTTCGCACCGACAATATGATGGGTACGGATGTTTCTACCTATTTGGATTCCGTGCGATTCTATGATTCTAATAATAAGGAAGCCGCCATTGAGAACGGCAATGTTGTCGTTGTAGGTGACCTGCTTACCGGCGAGCGTGAGATCCACAAGGCTACCACGCCTGCTGCAAACACCGAGCTGAAGAAGATTGGCCTTGTCGCAAATCCTGAGGTCAATTACGACGAGCGCAAACGCAGCCTGGATCAGTATATCAATGACGCTGGACGGAATATCCGCATCTATTATCTGCATTCAGGTGATGAATTTGGCGTGACTATCGAGGGACTGAATGTTGCGAACGGTTATACGCCCAAGGTCGGCGACGCCGTTGAGCTGATGGCCGGCACCAAGTTGAAAGTCGTTGCGACTGCTACCAACGGCTCCACTCAGGTTGGCAAGCTGATTGCCATAGAGAAGGCCGGCCGCTATACATACTACGTTGTGCGCGTGGCTTAATTTCTAAAAGGAGGTAAAAAGCAATGGCTGAAATGAATGATATTGTCCAGGTTGCTGTTGACGCTTATCACGGCAATGTGAATAAATACTCTCAAAGCGACTCTATGGAGCTGCTACGCAAGGCTATGGTTGCTGCCAATGGCGGTTCCACCAAGCTGAATTATAAGAACATCCGCGATGGCAAGTGCCAGGGTCTGTTTGCGCTGGTTGAAGAGATTCTGTCTCGTACCGTTGTCGAAGGCCTGCAGGGTTAGACAACAACTGTTTAAGTTGTTATTATAGCTCACGTTCCAAGAAATTGGTTCGAAAAGAAACCTATCGAATTGCTGGAAAACCCTAAAGCTTTATATACCACAGCGTAGCGCTGAAAAATACGCAAACGCGATGGTTGTGAAAACAGAAAGAAATATAAAGATGGTGCATGGTTAAATCCTAAACACTATGAACAATGGGCAATCAGCAGCCAAGCCTCGAATAGAGGAAGGTTCAACGACTATCTCAAGAGTGAGAGTACACCGCAAGCGACTGGCGGTGGAAGTGGTAGGCATCTAAAAATATGTGATAATAGATGAAGATATAGTCTGTGCTTCTATCGAAAGATAGAGAAGTAGAAATACTGGTTATGGAGTGGCGTCCATTGTGTTTATTGAGTAGAGAAAAAAGGGAGTAGAATATGGGTAAAGCGATTAATTTGGAAGGATGTAGATTTGGAAGACTACTCGTCCTTGAACAGGCAGAAAGTAGATATGGAAAGGACGGGAAGCCGAGGCGGAGATGGAGATGTGTATGCGATTGCGGTAATGAAGTATTCGCTACCACTCAGGATCTCCGGAAGGGTGATGTACAGTCGTGTGGGTGTTACCACGACGAATGCACACGCAACAGAATGACAATACATGGAGATTCCGGTAATAAGCTGCATAATATATGGAAGGCCATGCGTCGCAGATGCAAAGACGACGGTCAGGCTGATTATAGGTATTACGGAGGCAAAGGAATACGCGTGTGCGAGGAGTGGGATAAAAACTATTCTGAATTCAAAGCTTGGGCTATCAATAATGGATATTCTGATGGTTTGACGATTGACAGAATAGACGTAAATAAAGATTATTGTCCTGAGAACTGTAGGTGGGCATCCATGACGGAACAGGCCAATAATAGAACATCCAATATCGTAATCTCAAATAATGGCGAAACTCATACTCTTATGGAGTGGTCGATGATATATAGTATCCCATATTCAACTCTATATATGCGCCTGAAAAGTGGTAAAAGCTTCGAAGAGGCGATTAAACTCAATAAATCAACCTAACATTACAGGATGAATATTTCAACACCATGGTTGATTTCCGCAATGTCGCTCTGGGCGACCAGAACCTGTTCACCGTTGAGGACGATAACCTGTTTACCGTTGCCGACGCAGCCGAGGGCACTCTCGGTATTCGTCGTCAGCGCCTGAGCGGCTACCATCAGATTTCAATTCCGACATCCTTCAAGATTGTTCGGATCTATGACGAGATGAATCGTGTGCTGTCTGGTCAGGTTGATTTCAATTACTTTATCAATAAGGTTGGCGATTCCTTCCGCCGCAAGCTGCTGGATGACATCTATGCGCTGTGGCTGAATGCTACCGCCGATGACTTTGGTGGGGAAGAGTATTTCCCGACTGCTGGCCCCTACGACGAGGATGCTATGCTTGAGCTGGTTTCCCATGTGGAGGCTTCTGCCAGCGGCAAGCCCGCGACCATTATCGGTACCAAGGTTGCCCTGCGCAATCTGGCTCCTGCGATCCAGGGCAATGACAGCAAGAATGACCTGTACAATATGGGTTATTATGGCAAGTTCTACGGCACTCCCGTTGTGGCTCTGCCCCAGCGCCACAAGATTGGTTCTACCGATTTTGTGTTTGCTGACAACCTGATCACTGTCGTCAGC